GCCGTCGGTAGCGCTCAGTGCGTAAGTGCCGCTGGTGCGAAATTCTGGATGTTCGAGTAGCGGCCGTGACACCACCGTCCACTCGACTTCGTAGGAAATCTCACCCGACACGCCTGCGGTAGATCCACCAGCGTCGGCTTCAAACTCCCGGGTGACTGTCACCGTAAGCTCGCCCTGTAGTGGGTTAGTGCCGCTGATCGGTTCTATTCTCGCAGTGTCGACCTTGCCAATGTAGTCACCCCATGATGCGCCTGTTGCTGGTGCTGCTGCCAACAATGTGGCGTATGGCCCGATGTACAGGAGGTCTGATTGTTTGGTACTGGCCGTGACCCCAATCTGCGGGTAGTTCTGTTTGAGGTAGGTGATGATTGATTCTGCGGCCATATGTATATGTTACCAGCTAAGTGTGAAGCCGCCATTCTGCGCGGCCTTGAGTGTGTCCTTGATCGATGCCAGCAGTGGCATCATGGCATCGGTCTTTTTCATCGGCGCACCGTCGAGACTGAGGCCCCGCGATTGGTAAGAATTAACCGCCCTCGATGGCGCGGTGCTTGGATCTTCACCGGCTTTGATCCGAGCGTCGACGATGGCGGCCGCTTTATCTTTGTTGACCTTATCCTGTATGTTGAATCCTGCTTCCGCCATCTTGTTGAGTTCCTCGCGGATGTCGCGCTGGCGTTCTAGTGCTTTGACTGCCTTATCGTCTCCGCTAAGTTTTGCGTTGAGTAGGTCAGACTCTTCTTTGTATGTAGCAAGATATTCTTTTCTGGCTTTCAATTTATCCATCTCTGGCTTAATCGATTTAATTATGCTATCAATAGTTTCCTGTGATGTATCCCCCGTTGCCGGACCTCTTTCAATCCCAGTAGGCCTGTTAATATCAGATCCATTTTGTCCCTGTGGTTTGTCTTTGTACAATTTGCCGTCAGCTCCAATCGTAAGATTAGATGGAAGTTCTGTGCCTTTAGAATCACCAGTCAATGCTTTAAAAGCAGCATAAGCAGCAATAAACCCTTCGAGGGGACTGGTGACACCTTTTAAAGAATCGGCAAATGATACCAATATATATGTGTATTCACCAAATGCTTTTCCTATTTCTGTTAAATCTAGTTTATTAAATGAATCTGAAGTTGCATCAAGGGCAGGTATTAGACCAACCGTAAAGCCAACAGCTAGTTGAGAAACTTTTGTCTGTAGTGCAGACATCGAATCGCCGATCTTGTCTAGTGACCCTGCATTATCTGCTAGCGTTTTGCCGAGTCCACCAACTTGAGTAATCGCCAGGGTAAATGCGTCTGGATCATTCAGCACTGCCAGCGCCTTGCCGCCTGACTTGCCGAATACCTCCATTGCACGAGCGGTCCGAGTCGCGGGATCTTTGATGCCTGAGATTGCCCTGGCGATGGCCTCGAATGCTTTCGCTGGATCCATGGCCGTGAGTGCCTCGGCGCTGAGTCCGAGCTTGGCGAACACCCCGGCTGTCTGGTCGCCGTCTTCGTTGACGCCTGCCAGCGCTTTCTGCATTTTGTTGAGCGCATCTGGTACCGAGTCGGCGGCGAGTCCAGCATTCTCAAATGCTCGTTGCATCACCACCAGCCCCTCACCGGCGGCGCCTGTTCTGGTCATCATGTCCTGTAGCGCACCGCCCTGGTCGATGGCGCTCTTGATGGCGGCACCCATCGCCACGAATGGCGATGACAGTCCGGCCGCGGCGAGTCCCTTCTTGCCGAGAGACGCGATCGTCGAGTTAAAAGACGATGCGTCTGACCGTGCTTTTTTCAATCCCTTGCTGAAGTCTTTATCGCGGAGATAGAGACTGGCGTAGATGCTACCTATACTTCTGGATGCCATTTACTTGGTGATCTTTTGTTTGAGTAATGCGAGCTTCACTTCGTTTTCCATTGCAGTGATACTGCACCTTTTTTCTGGCTTGGCATATTCTGGCAGGAAATCTCGGAGTTCAAGATTGCGACCGTTTCGGAGTTTCATCCCTTGAGACTGTGCAATGGTGAGTTGCACACTGGCGACTCGGTATTCTTCGCGCTTTTGTTTTTCGGTCCAGACTTTGATATAGGCATTGCCACAGTCTGGGTGCATGTTTTCCCACTCGGCCTCGGTCAGTCCGAGTTCGATTCTTGCGAAGGCGATTTCTTCAAGGTGCTTTTTTTTTCAGCCGTGGTCGACATCGCTTTGAATATCTCACCCACCGCCGCGAACAACGATTCATCCTCCTTGTCGGTCATGCTGGTGTACATGTCCTCGTGAGTTTTAAATTTCACGAAGTCTTCGTAGGGTAGCAATGCCCAGGCGATCTTGACCATGGCGGACGATAGTCGCTCGCCCTTGGTGTCTCGGTTCCAATCGAATCCAATGTCGGCCAAGCGCAGGCGCATGAGTCGCGCCGACGCATTGGTCCATTGGATGTCGAATGGCTCACCCGCTATGGTCATGGAGGCCATGATTAAGCGGAGTAAGTTTTAACACCGTCAATTTTGCATGAGATCGAGAAGTCGACCGTGCCTTCAAATGAAATCGATTCATTCATGGCACCGATCACTGCGTTGAAGCCGATGGTCGCGGTGCTTGGCAAAGTGATAATGAATGCTTTGCTTAACCCGGTGTTGGCTCGGAGGTAGTCCTGACCCGCCGAGGCGTTGTCAAACTTACCTGTTAGTTCAAGTGTGCCGTTGTCAATGAGTCCGGCCACAAATTCTTTTGCGCTGGAGTCGTTAGTTGTGATGTCGATGAATGGCACCTCGGCTCCAGAGAGCGTGATGTCATTGATCCCTGTGATAGCCGTGGCGTTGACCGAGACTGTGGTGCCGAATGCTTTGCTTTTAGCCATGTTTTTGATGTCTGCTTCACAGCAGTCAGTTTTTTATTGTTAGTTTAGTTGGTGAGTGAGTGACCTCGGTATTCCACGAGTTCGCCGTAGAGCTTCGTGTCGGTTTCGTAGGTCGAGTTGGACGATGAGAATGATAGTGAGGTGCTGCTTGAGCCGGGGAGCGTGATGCCCTCGATGTCAGTCTTGAGTGCCGACGTGATTGCGATCACCGACACCTTGGTCTTCGCCCATATAGAAAACTGGATGAGCGGAAAAGATAGCGACCTGTTGCCGTCGTTGGTATTCTCGGACAGAGTGCTGACCGTCTGCGCGACGATGTAGGGTGCCACTGCGTCACCGTCGGCGATGTCCCAGAAGAACCGATTGCCGATGAGCGGAGAAAGTGTGGCACCTGCTACCACCGCATCGTAGATGTCTGATTGGTAGCTCATGAGGATCTCGCCAGAATGCGGGTGAGGTAGAGATCGAGCTGTGCCGCCATGGCACCAGCGACCTTCTCTTGCGTGGCATCGATCGCCGGCCGGATGAATGGTTGTGCAGGTGTTTTGCTGGTGCCGTACTCAACTAGGTGAGAGTACTTTTGTGGCATTGCTTCCATGCTATACTTTTTGCCACTCTTCTTGTTTGTCCTTTTGACTGTTTTCCGGTAACTTTTTAGCGGTCCAACTTTTGCTGTCTTGCTGCCAGTTTTACCCGTGATGACGAGCGTGATCGATTTAGTCAGTGCGCCTGAATCTTTGCTTCTGGCCGCGAAACTCTTGGCTGAGTTGCGAATGAGGATCGCACCGGCGCGAAGCACTGATAGCTCGGCACCTTTGCGTAGTTTCTTGGGTAGTGCGTCAATCTCCCGCAAGAGGTCGTTGAACCTATTTCTTTCGATGGCGAGTGATTGTAGGGTAGCCATTAGGAAATGGATTGATATGTCACGGTATCGAGTAGTAGAGACGCTTGGCGGCCTTCCTCGGTGATGCCGGTGATGTTGAAAAATTTGCTTTGATATAGCAGTCTGTAGCCGGTGCTGGTGATCGTCCTGTAGCGGATGCGAAATTGCTGGACCTCGGTGGCGCGGTCGGCGTCGGCGATTTCTACCTCGTTGGGTTTAGCTTTCGCGGTGACCAGCTCGGCCCACACCGTGGCGTGGTCAGACCATGTCTCGACTCTCGATCCGGTGGCGTCCTTGGAAAAGACACGCACTTGGATGACGACGCGGCGGTCGAGCTTGCCCGGGTTCATGTAAACCAACCTCCTATTTTCTGCTGCTCAATGAGTGCCTTGAGTGAGTAGGGTAGCTCGG